TTTGTTTGCTGTTGGGCATCAAGAATTTTTTGCGATTGAGGATTTAGCGATTGCGTCACAAAAGGCCGATATTCGCTGTACGAATTAGCCATGCCTGGACGATCAGAAGAATATTGCTTGGCGTACTCCAGCGGAGTCATGCCACCCGAATCTGCCCTGTATTCAGCTAAAACGCTTGGGTTTGCAGAAAAGAAAGCATCAGCACCATATTGAGTCGTAGAAGTTCCGTAAGGGTTGACAATATTAGGATTGCCAAGCTGCGTCGTAGCCATCGCCGATTCTTTATTGGCGTTAGCTTGTGCTTGTGCGGTTAATACCGGATCAGGCGGCGCTGGTGGCGTTGGTGAGCTTTTTCCCATACTTTTCCCCTAAAAATCGACATTCATTTTTGGTCATCGTAAAAATAACAATGTCCCCTGACGGGTGAGCGTCCTTAATAATAGCTTCTTCTTTAAACCCCATGTGCGTTACAAGTTGAATACTCTCACTATTTATACTCGCTACTGGCGCAATAATTTTATAAACGCCCAGCTGCCGAAAAACATAATCAAAAATTTTTGCTACAAAGGTTGGCGTTAAGTTGCCTATTACCGCTATGTGGCAAACAATAGATTGGCCGTTCCAATCCTCATAAATCACACCAGCAACAATATTTCCATCTTTTTCCAAGCCAATGGACTGACTGTTGGCCTCGTGATACATCTGATGATTTCTAGCCGCTACCCACCGCCCTACTTCATGGCCTATCAGGATCACAAAGTCCCGCCATCCGTAAACACCAGATCAGCCGCCACCCATTGAATTTGCACGCCCTGGCTAGCGGTTTTAAGTATGGGCGCAAAAGAGTAGCCAATCTCTGTGACCCCCTGCCAATCTGCGCTAGGCACTAAGTTATCTCCCCAAACAGCCGTATCCCAAACAGCGCTGTCCCATGTAGCAAAATTAATCGGCGTGAAATTTAAACTGGCGCTGCTGTCAGCTAAATCGTAGTCCACATTTACATTGCCATAAACCGCTGGTAAACCATTTGTAAATAAATGGTAACGAATCATCTGGCACTGCTTTTGATTAGCTTGCCCGTAAGTTTGAAAAGACTGCAAGCCAAAACTGGTGATGTCGGATGTGTCATCCACATAGCCATTCCATGCCAAGCCTACATAACCATCGCCGCCAAAATACGGGTCATCTTCGTAAAGCGCCCAACAGTTAGCGTTCCATCCGGTGAAGTTACACCAAGACTTTGTAATGTTGTTCATCACATACTGCTGCTGCTGACTTCCCTCAGTAATCGGCACATTTAAAATCAACTGAGTTTCTTTAGGGAAATACAGCATATCCCATCCAAAATTAGTTGAATGGTTAGAAATTGCTTGGCCTATTGCATATTGGATTTTGTTGCTGATAGATACTCGTGGATCAAGCCTTGAGCTTTGCAAAGCACCACTCATGGGCACAATGCCGTCTTGCGTAATGATCAGCAAGTCACCGCCATACTTGACCCAGCAGCGCTTACCAATGGGTGCGCCTAATTGATAAACACCGATTAAGGCAATGCCAGAGGGAGTCGTTGGGTCAGTCAGCCGCCACACCAGTGTTTCACCATTGCTTGTGATAAACACCAAATAATCATCCATGCCGTAGCCAGCGTCCAGCGTCCAAGTCATTGCCGCTACAAGATAGCCGCCCATCCGTACCAGGCTGGACATGTCCAGCGCCACCGCTGCACCGCCAATGCTATTAATAGGCAAGTACCACGATTTCAAAGTGCCATCTTCAATTAGCCAAACCCTGTTTTTAAACAAAGTGATGTTTGAGCAATCCGCTGTGTCTACGTTGGTGATGTTGTAGCCACCGCCGTCACCGTCTTTGGCCCAGTTTGTGCCATCGTAAAACCGCAGCTTGTCCGCGCCATTGACCATCATCAAGTAGGACGATGAAGTCCTCATGTTGATGTACTGCCACCTGGCATTAGTGAGGCTAGACACATCCGCAGCGCCTACTGCACCGCCACCCGTGATGTCATAAATTTTTGTGGTTGCCGCTGCAAAAAGTTTATTCGTACTCACGCCCGAATACGCAATAAC